CTCCAGTTGTAAGTATTGCATCGACTGTTGGATCTGGTGCTTCAATTTCTGCGATTGTTGGGGCTGGAGGAACAATTACTTCATTGTCTATTATAAATGGAGGAATTGGATATACTAATACGGCATTACCTTCGGTATCTATAAGTTTACCATTACCTTATAGCAATTTAGGTATTGCCTATACAAATGGTTCTACTGGGAACGGAATTAATGCAAAAGTTTCTGTTCAAGTTGGTTCTGGATCAAGTATCATTCAATTTACTATTGATGATCCAGGAATTGGATATAAAATTGGTGACGTATTATCTGTTGTGGGATTAACCACAAATCCAAATATAGGTACATCATTTAGTAAGTTTAGTATTACTGTAACTGAAACTTTAACGGATAAGTTTAGTGGTTTCTTTGTTGGACAATTTATATCATTTGATGATATTTCAATATACTTCAATGAAACAAGAACTAAATTTACATTGACTCAAACTATAAGTGGAGTTACTGAAATTATAGATTTGAAAAAAAATCCAGGATCTGATATAGAACTGGAAAATAATTTATTCATATACCTGAATGATATTTTACAAATACCAAATGAATCATATACATTGACAGGTAGCAGAATAGTTTTTACAGAACCACCAAAATCTGGATCAAAGTGCAGTATTTTATTCTTTAAAGGTTCTTCAAGGGATGTTGAAATTATTACTCCAGTGAAAACAATTAAAGAAGGAGATGGTGTTCAAATTGGAGAAAATATTTATGACAACTTAGATATTGAACAATTTGAAAGAATTGTTAAAAAAATTGTTTCAAGTGATCAACTTGATACTTATAATTATGATAGCATAGGAATCAATACAGATACAAACAAACAAAGACCTCTTAAATGGATCAAACAAAAACAAGATAGAATCATTAATGGTTCTTTAGTATCTAAAGCAAGACCAAGTTTAATTTCAACAATCAGACCAACAACAAAATTAATCAAAAATGTAAATATTGAAGATACTTCAATATACGTAAATAACGCATTTCCGTTATTTACGATAGTAGATTCATTACCAGAAGAAGATTCAAATATTTTAATTATCGAAAATAGGGACACAAATCCTGCAATAGCAACTGCAATTGTTTCTATTGCAAATACCATTTCTTCTATTGCAATTTCAACAGGAGGAATTGGATATGCATATACATCTTCACCAAGAGTTGCAATTTCATCTGTTTCTGTACAATTAAAAGATCCAATTTTAAATTGGTCTGCATCTTCTGGTATTTCTACTAATACTTCTTTATTATCAGTCACTTATGGTAGTCCAATAGTTTCTGTCGGACAAAGTGGAGTTGTTGCTATTACAACAGATGCAAAAAATTATAATCTTACATCAAATGTAGGATTCAGTAAAACAGTAAATTTTAACTCTATTGCATTTGCATCCACAAATACTTATATTGCAGTTGGAGATTACGGAAAAATAGTTACTACAGTAGGTTTTGGAACAACTATTTCTTCTTGGATTGAATTAAAAAAATATGAAGAAACATCTCTATTTGGAGTTGTCACAAGATCTCAAAGTTCTTATATTTCATCTTTAACTAGTGTAGACTATTTTTCAGATATTAATAAGTGGATTTCTGTTGGATATAATGGAGCAATTTTCTCTGCTGTTGGTGTTGGTTCTACTGCATTTATTAAGATACCGTCAAATACTTCAAGTAATTTTAGATCCATAGCATATGGAGCATCAAAATTAATTATAGTTGGAGATGATGGTACATCTTCTACGTCAACGGATGGTACTTTTTGGAATACAAATACAATTGCATCTAGTAAATTAAATAAAATTATTTGGGATGGATCAAGATTTGTGGTAGTTGGTGATGGAAATATTATATTAACATCGTTAATTGGAGATATTTGGGCACAAATAATACCAAATATTACTGGTAATTTTGTCAATATTGATTATAATAATACATATTCGATGTATATATTATTAGATTCTACAGGAAATCTTTATTATTCTTTTGATTTGCAGTATTGGACATACAGATCAACAAATCAATTAAATACTATAAAAGATATTCTGTATATCTCGAATAATGATGGATATGTTTTAGTTGGAACAGGAGCAACCTCAATTTATTCTATTTCTACATATAATCTTGCAACAGCAGTTTCTAGTGTAACTTCTGGAATTATTACTTCGATTTCAATTCAAAATCCTGGGTTTGGTTATAATAAAAATAATCCACCAAAAGTTTTAATAGAACCAGACACATCACTCATTGAACAAATTTTCTCTATTAAGGCAAAAGGAGATTTTGGTACAATTGTTGGAGTAGATACAAGTTTGGGATTTGGTACAACTCTTCCTCAATTAATTTTCAGATTAAAAACAGAATCTTATGACAATACCACACTGGGGATTGGGTATTCTGCTCTTGATAGTTATGGAATTACTTACAGTGGAATATCGACTGGTGATTATTTTGTAATCTATGATAGCAATGTTCAATGTGGACATGCATTAACTGGCATTACAACCACAAATAATGCGATATCTTCTGTCGGAACAGCAAATACATTTATTGATGGCGTATATCGTGCGGAAAACGTACAAGTATCTGGAGTTGGTATTGTTACTGTATTCTGTAAGTTTTTACCTGGTCCTGGTTATGTGGATAAAATTATAGTTAATGCAAATCCATCAAATAAATCTAATGGTTTTTATGGAAGATATAGTTGGAGTAAAATTTATGATTATCAAAATAGAGGAATTGGATCTCCAAATAATTTTACGATAAATACAAATAATGGATTGGTTGGTTTATCGTCTGCACCAGAAGTAACCAGAACTAGAGGATTATTCAAAGGTAAATAAATAAATAAAAACTACTATTAAAATGCCTGCTATTATATCTGATCAGTTTAGAATATTAAATGCCGAGAATTTCGTAAAAAGTATTGTTGGTATTGGACAAACTTTAAATCGTTATTATACATTTATTGGACAACCAAATTCAACAGATCCAAGATCCGGAGGATCTGCAAATTGGAATACCGGACCATCTCCTTTAGACGGTTTTAAAGAAGAAAATGACATTAAAGATACGATTATTGCTATGAAGCAAGTGACTAGTGATGATATTCGTAGAGTAGTTAGAAAAGTAACCTGGACTGCAGGGACAACTTATGAAATGTATAAGCATAACTATACTATTTACAATAAAACTCCCATAACAAAACAATCAAATCTTTACGAATCAAATTATTATGTAATCAATGAAGATCTTAGAGTTTATATTTGTCTGCAAAATGGATCTGATGCAGAAAATCAAAATGGAAGACCATCATATGATCAACCAAATTTTATCGATTTAGAACCAAGATCTGCAGGTACTTCTGGTGATGGATATATTTGGAAATACTTATATACAATTAAACCATCAGAAATTGTAAAATTTGATTCAATTGAATATATTCCAGTTCCAGAAGATTGGGGAAATTCTGGTGAAAGTATTTCAACAAAAGAGAACGCTATAGATGGAAAAATAAACTCTGTTGTAATAAAACAAAGAGGAATAAATTACAATCCAACATCTTCAACTTTTACAAATGTTCCAATTTTAGGAGACGGAATCGGGGGAAAAGTAACAGTAACAACAGATTCTTTTGGAAAAGTATCAGAAGTTTATATCACTGATGGTGGAAGTAATTATACTTATGGCACTATTAAATTTGAACCAGGTGCTCCTGGAATTACTACTTCATTGTCAAATGTTGGTGTAGGAACTTCATCTCTTGCTTCTTTTGATGTAATTATCCCACCAAAAGGTGGACATGGATATGATATTTACAGAGAACTTGGAGCATATAGAGTTCTTATTTATTCTAGATATGAAACATTAGAATCTAATCCAGATATAATCTCAGGTAACGATTTTGCGAGAATAGGTATCATAAAAAATCCAACAATTACTGGAAGTCAAGTAGAACTTTTAAATACATCTGTAGTAAGTGGACTAAAGGCTCTTAAATTTACTGGATCTGCAACAACTGCCACAACTTATGCAGTAGATTCTACAATTACACAAACAGTCGGAGTTGGATCAACTGCAATTGGATTTGTTGCATCTTGGGATAATGTTACTGGAGTACTAAAATATTATCAACCAGTTGGTTTAGCAACAACATCTGTTGGTTATAATATTATAAACTTTACTTCAAGTCCTGCATCTGGAGGAAATCTAACAATATATGGTTCTTCTATGAATGGAACACCAGTACTATCAATTGATTCTGGATTTAGTGGAGTTTCGACTACAATTAATAGTAGATTATATCAACTTGGAATGACTTTTAATGCTGGAATTGCTTCTGCAGAATACAATAAAAAGTCAGGAGAAATCATATACATAGATAATAGATCAGCAATACCCAGATCTTCTAGCCAAAAAGAAGATATTAAAATCATATTGGAGTTTTAAAGTCAAATGCCTCAAAAAACTAATTTAAATATATCTCCATATTTTGATGATTTTTCCGATTCAAAAAATTATCAAAGAGTTTTATTTAAGCCCGGAACTCCAATACAAGCAAGAGAACTGACAACTTTACAGTCAATATTGCAGAATCAAATAGAAAAATTTGGTAATCACTTCTTCAAAGAAGGAGCGATGGTAATTCCTGGTCAAATTGCTTATGATTCAGAATACACATGTGTTCAAATCGATGAAACTCATTTGGGTCTTCCAGTTTCTTTATATCTCGAAAGTCTTGTAGGAAAATTAATTCAAGGAGAAACTAGTGGAGTAAAGGCAAAAGTCGAAAATTATATACAAAATAATGATACCGACATCACGAATAATACTCTTTATATAAAATACCAAAGTTCTAGTGATTCAGATTTTTCAACAGCAACTTTCGTTGATGGTGAAAATTTAATAGCACTTGAGGATATTTCTTACTCTTTATCTACAATTAGAACTGGAACATCTTTTGCCACGACAATTATATCAAATTCTGTATCTACTGGTTCTGCCGCAAAAATTGCAGAAGGGATATATTTTATTAGAGGATTTTTCGTAAAAGTAGATACACAAGCAATCATATTAGACTACTATGCAAACTCTCCATCATATAGAGTTGGTTTATTGATCGATGAAGAAATTGTTGTTGCATCAAATGAATATAAAGATTTATTTGATAATGCAAAAGGATTTTCTAACTATGCAGCTCCTGGTGCTGATAGATTAAAAATTTCAACATCATTAATTAAAAAGTCAATTGATGAATTTAATGATGAAAATTTTATTGAACTTCTTAGACTAGAAAATGGCATTTTACAAAAGTTCGTAAAAACAACAAGTTATAATTTGATTAGAGATGAATTTGCAAGAAGAACCTATGACGAATCTGGTGATTATTATGTAAAACCATTTGAAATTATAACAAAAGAATGTTTAAATGATAGAATTGGTAATAATGGAATATATTATAAAAATCAAAAAACAAATCAAGGAAATACTGTTTCTGATAATTTATTGTGCCTTTCCGTAAGTCCAGGAAAAGCATATGTAAGAGGTTATGAAATTGAAACAATCAATAATACAATAATTGATTTAGAAAAACCAAGATCAACACAAAATGATTATAATCAGGCAATACCTTTTAATTTAGGTAGACAAATTCTTGTAAATAATGTTTCTGGATCTATTCCTATAGGATTCGGGTCAAGTTCTTTGGTTAATTTACACCAAGGAAGAACTGGAATATCCGGTATTTCTTCTGATTTAAAAATAGGTGTAGCAAGAGTATATGATTTAAAATTGAAAAATGTTGCATATAACGATGCATCAACACAATATGAAATGTCACTATATGATGTCCAAACATATACGAATTTAACTTTAAATGCAACGATTAGCCAATCAGTTCCTGCATATATTAAAGGAAAAAATAGCGGGGCAAGTGGTTATCTTGTCAGTACTGTAACTTCTTCAAATCTTTTAACATTATATCAAGTTTCTGGATCTTTTATTAAAGATGAACAGATTGAAATTAACGGAATAGACGACAGTAGAACAATCACATTAGTTCTAGATTATAATTTTTTCGATGTCCATCAAATAGTTGGAAATGGAGTAAGCTTTACTGCTGATCCATTACTTTCCAACACGATTTCGTTGTCTTCTCCTGGATCACAGTTTACAATTTCTGGGGCATCGGGAGGAATTAGTTCAGTAACAACTTCTAATTCTAATTTTTATGTAGGAATTAATACAGGAGATATTGTTTCATATACAAAACAAGGACAAAGTATTCCAACATACAATAAAGTAAATAAAATCAGTACAACTTCAAAAGTTATTGAAATTGTTTCACTACCTTCAGTTTCTGGAATTTGTAGTGGAAATCTTCCATCTTCAACTATAACAACAAATGATTTTAAAAAAATAACATTAGAAGTAACAAATAATACAAAAAATATTAGTTTATATTCAAAATTAAATAAATTAAATATATCTAATTTAGATTTAACATCATCAGATTTAATTATTAGAAAAAGTTATAATGTAGTAATTTCTAATAATGGATTATCTCAATTACTAGAAACTGATTCTAATCTGACACTCGAACCATTTGACGAAGAAGATTACAATTTGGCATTTATTGGTGGTTCGATAGAATCACTTACTGACCAAAAACTTGTTCCAAGTGGAAGGACTATAACTTTACAAAATATTAGCCAAAATGGAAATGCAATCCTAACGGTTACATTTAAGAAAATAAATTTAAAGACAAAGAATAAAATTTACAATAGATGTTCTTCTTTAATTGTCGATAAATCATCTTTACAAGGATCAGGAATTGGATCAACTACACTAAATGATGCATTAACATATAGCAATATATATGGAACAAGAATTCAAGACAAAGAAATTTCATTAAACGTTCCAGATGTATTTGAAATTGTTGCAATTATTGAATCTTCAAACTCAAATGATCCTTCATTGCCTTTTATACAATTAACAAACTTATCTTCAAATATTTTAAATTCGGTAAAAGGAGAATTAATTGTAGGCCAAATAAGTGGTGCAGTAGCTACTTTAATATCTTCAGTTGGAACCAATAAAGTTGATATTGTATATGAAAATGAAAATATATTTTCTGCAAATGAATCTGTAACTTTTCAAGAATCCAATATACAAGCAAATATATTATTTGCTTTTCCTGGAGATAAAAATATCAAAAATAATTATATTTTTGATCCGGGACAAAAATCAGATTATTTAGATTTTTCTAAAATTATTAGAAAATCACAGTTTTCTGCTCCTACTAAAAAAATAAAAATCATTTATAATAATTTTACAATAAATTCTTCAGATACCGGAGATTTTGTTGCAGTAAACTCTTATGATAAAAATATATACGGAAGACTAAAATCTGTAGATGGTTTAAGAGTTTCTGATGTAATTGATTGTAGACCAAGAGTATCACAATTCAATGGAACAACAACTTCTCCATTCGAATTTTCTTCAAGAGTATTTGATCCTACAATAAGTTCTTCTACAAATGTATTTGCGAAAAATAAAAATATTAATCTTTCTTATGATTATTATTTACCAAGAATTGATAGAATATTTTTAGATAAAGATGGAGCATTCATAGTCAATAAAGGAGTTGCTTCATTAACACCAAAAATTCCAAATAGTCTTGATTCTTCATTAGAAATTGCAACAGTCTATTTGCCAGCTTACATTTTTAATGCTTCTAGTGTAAAAATTGATTTAGTATCTCATAAGAGATATAGAATGAAAGATATTTCGAGTCTAGATCAAAGATTATCAAATGTAGAATATTATACATCATTATCACTTCTCGAAAGTGATACTCAGAATCTTACGATTAGGGACAAAACAACACAACTTGATAGATTTAAATGTGGTTTTTTTGTTGATAATTTTAAATCATATAATGGCGGTGATATTTCAAATCCTCTCTATAGAGCAAGTGTAGATGCTGCTGTAGGAGAATTGAATCCTCAGCCTTATACTACAAGTATTGATCTTTTAATTGGATCCGATTCTGTGATTGGAATAGGCACTATATCAAATGCAGATGCAGATTTAAGATTTGTAAACGATTTAGGGTCTGCTGATATAAAGAGAGTGGGATCTATTGTATGCTTGAATTATTCAGAAGTAGAATATGTAAAAAATAAATTTGCCACAAGAATTGAAAATGTAAATCCATTTAATGTTATTAATTGGATTGGTTCAATACAATTAAGTCCATCATCAGATACTTGGATCGAAACAAGAAAATCCCAAAGAACAGCAGATATAGAAGGTAGTTATAATTCTTTTATTCAACAATTAGGAGTAGATACAAATACTGGTCTATCTCCTGTTGATTGGGGATCTTGGGAAACAAATTGGACTGGTACTCAAACAACGGGAAGGCAACAAATTGCCAGTATACAAAATGGATCATCTCAAATTGGTCAAGATGTATCATTAACTCCGTGGACTGGTTCACCAAGAACAGAAACAACAGTACAAACATTCCAAGATAGTTTTGTGAATTTTTCAAATGAAACTACAACAACAACTACAAATCAAAGTAGACAGGGAATTCAATATGGTGTTTCTCAAAGATTCGATACAACAAATCTTGGAGACAGGGTAGTATCAAGAGAAGTCTTGACTTTTATGAGATCAAGAAATATTGAAATTCTTGCAAGAAGAATGAAGCCCAACACAAGATTTTATACATTTTTTGACAATGTTGATGTAACTTCATATGTAACTCCTAAACTTTTAGAAGTTACTATGGTAAGTGGAACATTTAACGTTGGAGAAACTGTTGCTGGTTCTATTGGATCAAGAACATTTAGGTTCAGATTGGCATCTCAAAATCATAAGTATGGACCATACACTTCCCCACAGCAAACGTATAGTGTAGATC